AGCAATTAGATCAGGCAGCGGCAGTCAATACACTTTTACATTAAATAGAACATTGAACAGTGGTGATGCGCATGAATTTATGGTAAGCACAGGAGTAATCATGGAGATAGAACAATGAGCACTTTATTATTGAATGAGGTGCAAAGTCTAACAGGTAAAAAAATACTTGGTACCACGGGCAGTATTTTGCAAGTGGTACAGGTGGTTAAAAATGACACCTTTACCGCTGCTGCCAACGGCACTGCGCTTTTGGTCACAGGTCTAGCAGCATCAATAACGCCCACAAACAGCAACAATAAAATTTGGATATTAGGTCATATTATGTACAGCAGTACAGGTACAACCTATGGAGGTTGGATGACTAGAAACGGCACAGCCATTGGCCTAGGCCTTTCGGCTAGCGGACAACAGCAGGTGAGCATGGGCATGTCATTTCCCGGAGACAGCAATCAATCAAACACTTTCGTTTACAGCTTTTTGGATTCGCCCGGAACAACTAGTAGTGTTACCTATCAATTTTATGTGAACAACGATAATGGAAATGCCATTTATATCAATCGCAGTGTAAATGATCAAGGCAACACCACTGGCAAACGCGGCATCAGCACAATAACTTTGCTAGAGGTGGTGGCATGAGCACATTAAAAGTAGACACCATAGGAACAACCAGTGGCAACTTCACAGTGCCAACGCAGAACATTGGCAAAACTGCTTTTTGTAACATGTATTACGCCGTAAATGACGGTGCTAACACACTGACCATTGCCAGCAGTGCTTCAACTGGCACACAGATGTTGTTTAACAATCTTGGACCTTCACAGTACATCACAGCTAACACCGCCACCTCAACGTGGACGCATACCTATACTGGAACTTATGTGGTGTACACCGCATATAGACAAGCATCCGGTGGCGATGTTTGGACTGTGTTGGGAGTTACCAAAGCCGGCAACAGTGTGGCAGTGGGAGTTAGTGCCAGAACCGGTTCTGAGGACAGTCACAATGAAAATTATTCGGTGATTTACACAGTGGACAGCACATCTGCCACCTACCAACTGCAACATTGGGCAACCACTGGCAAAACAGTAACTTCCGACTTCGGCGGTGGCAATCCAGGTTGGACAAACTATTCATCACTGTGCGGCAACACTTCAGGTGACATTGGTCGCATGGTAAACTATTATGTACAAAGATTAGGAGATTAACATGGTTTATGATTTAGCAGCAGCATTATTGAGTTTGCGGCCTGGAGCCAAATGGGCTCTAAACGGGGACACTTATGACGGACTAGATTGGAGAGACACCAGACAGACAGCTCCAAGCCTCGCAGAATGTGAAGTAGAAATGACACGTTTAAAAGCAGCCTGGGACGCTCAAAATTACGCTAGATTAAGAAAAGCAGCTTACCCAAAAATTGAAGAGCAGCTGGACATGCTGTATCATCAAGGGTACGATGGCTGGCGTGATGCAATTCAAGCAATCAAAGATCAATACCCTAAAACGGATAACAATTGATCTGGCTAAATATCTAACGGGACGCAAAATATGGCTATTCAAGTACAATTTAGACGTGGAACAACTGCTCAAAACAACGCTTTTACAGGCGCCGTAGGTGAAGTCACCGTTGATACCACAGTGGGTGGGCTACGAGTGCACGACGGCACAACCGCGGGCGGCTTTGCAACTGTCAGCACCACGGGCACACAAACGCTCACAAACAAAACGCTAACCGCTCCCACTATCAGCGGCGGCGGTGTCATTAATATCACAGGTAATATATCAGGCAATTTTGTTACTGCATCTGGTAATCTGTCTGGTGCGAATATTTCCTCATCAGGCTTGTTGACTGTAACTGGTAATATTACCAGTGGAAACATTACTTCAACTGGTGTAGGAAACATTGCAACTGTGATTGTTTCTGCCAACACTACATCAACCAGCACCACCACTGGTGCATTAACAGTCATCGGCGGCGCAGGCATAGCAGGAAATATCAACGCAGGCAATTTAACCACTGCTGGTGTCTTAACAGTGAATTCTAGTGGAGCAGCCACAGCGATTGTGAATGGTGGAAGCAACGCCATTGGTAATATTGGATCAAGTTCAAATTATTTTAACACAGCGTTTGTCAAAGCCACCAGCGCACAGTACGCTGACTTGGCAGAAATGTATCAAGCTGATGCCTATTACGAACCAGGTACTGTGTTGAGCTTTGGTGGCGAATATGATGTCACAATCAGCTCAATTGACAGTGATAGACGTGTGGCAGGTATTGTGTCAACTGATCCTGCTTATATCATGAATTCAGTCATGGACAAACAGCATGCTACCGCAGTTGCTCTAGTTGGTAAGGTTCCAACCCGAGTGATTGGTCCAGTGCAAAAAGGTGATCTAATGGTCAGTGCCGGCAACGGTATGGCTCGTGCTGATGCTAACCCTGCTATGGGTTCAGTGTTGGGCAAGGCTCTTGAAGAATTCCATGGACTCTCTGGTGTCATCAACATAGTAGTTGGTAGACTCTAAATTCTTTTCCAGTGATTTAATCTTTTGTTGAATTGCATCCATGTTGACTGTGTTCCACAGTCCTGGATGCATGGGCCTTGGCCATTGTCCAGAATCTATCCAGGCATAACCAAGATGTTCATCGTTCAATGTTGGAACAAATTCTTTATCCACCTGACAGAAGAATGTATGATAACTGAATGTTTGATCTGACGCGGTCCATTTTTCCAGTGGTAAAAATTTAGCATTCACAAAATCAAGATCAAGTTCTTCCTTGCACTCTCTTTGTATAGTATCCAGTAAACTTTCACCGCTGTCTGATTTACCGCCAGGCAATCCCCAGGTATTGGGATGCCGATCGTCATTGCGCATCACGTACAGATATCTTCTAGTGCTAACGCTGAAAAACAAAACGCCCACTGCGGTTAAAGGATTAGATTCCATGATCCTCCTGGATACAATCCGTCATAGCTTTTTACCCATTCTTCTCCGGTCCATTTGTATTGTATGCCAGTAGTTATGTTGGTCACATACTGCACGTCAGTTAAATTCTCACTGTCAAACACCACTCGCCAACGTTGTCCATCATACTCAACAATGTCGTTGGCATTGGCTATCAGTGGTTGACCATTTAAACCTTTCCATGCGGAGGGATTGGAATTTACCGTGTAGGTCTCATTGAATGCATTTGTGGCTGTGTAGAAATTGTTTATATCGCCTGTGGCTTCGGTGAACAGATATCGCTGTCCAGTCAAGCTGCTATCAAGTCCATCACCAGGCGCACTTTTCAAAGGATTAATCACAGCATCAATAGGAGCTAGAGTGTTTTGTGGAGCTGTGTTTGGATCTAGATTAAACAGCAAAAATCTATCGTCTGCTGGATTCAAAGCCACAGTGCCCACGATATATTGGTCTGGATCCCAGGGATTGTCTAGTGTCACATAGCTGATGCCTGGACGCAACACGCCATACAAATTGATCACACTGGGCCATACCAGCTCGTCATCCACAGGTGAATTAGGTGGAGTCAAACTAGTGATTGGTTCTGATATTACATCTTGTGGTTGTAGAATTTGCAGTTGTCCGTTCAGCAATAACACTTGGTAGTTGTAAGGAGTTACCTTGATTCTGGTGCCTAACAGCAGATCACTGTCAATGATAGCATTAGCAGCATCGCCCTGTGAATCATACACGCTGGCAATCACACGTTCAACCACGCCCAGTTTCTTGATCTTGGCCGGACTAGATATCCAAATGGGTAAACCAAAACGCAAACTGCAAATGTCAATGTTGTCTTCGGTGCCAGTGGGAATGGTACGTGAACTCCAGTTAAGGCTTTCAAGTTCTACCACACTCAAACTGGTCCAGTCAATGTAGTTGTCAGTGCTTTGTATTTCCAATGCAGGATTAAACAATGTGAGTATTTGTTCTAAAATCTGCATTTTTTGATGAGTGTTTGAAGTCCAGATATCCAAGGTAATGCTCAATTTGTAAGGCACCGGCATCAAACGCTCAATTGTAAAGGCGTTGCCTTGTGTGACTTCATAAGAGTCGTTGTCAGTGTCATAATATCGTTGACGCACATTGATCTTGTCAACAAAAGTGGGTTCTTGGATACGTCCTCGATCATAGTCCAGTCCAGTAATATAAAATGTCATCAAGGGCGTGCTTGGCATGCTGTTGCTGGAATTCTGCTGTATGATTGTTTGTG